ACACGGACATTCAGGAGATCTACTTTGAGTGTCCGCGTTGCGCTACGGTTTTCTCTGTTGCCAAAAACAATAAAGAGATCCGCAAGCTGGACGCGAAAATGCAGAAGGTCAAGGACACCCTGTTGAAGGACAAAGAGAATCCCGAACTTATGGAAGAGATGCAGACGATGATGCGCAAGCATAAGTCCATGATGGACAAGCTAAACGGGAAGGAACCTGACAATGGCTAGAGCAGGCGGCATGGAGATATTCCGACTCTTTGGCAGCGTGTTCATGGAGGGCGGCGATAAGATTGATCGGCAGCTAAACGGCATTGACAAAAAAGCCGGTGGCGTTAGCAAGGTGTTTAAGAAAGTCGGTCGGTCGGCTGCTGTTGCCGGTGCCGCCGTTGCGGGCGCTGCTGTCATCATTGGCACAAAAGCAGTAAAGGCCGCTGCATCGTTTGAGGCGGGCATGGCCAACGTTGCCACGCTGTTGTCGGGTGATGTCACAAACCGCGTAAACGAACTGCGCGAAAACATCACCGACTTGATGAAGGGCACAGGCCAATCCGCCGAGGTTCTACAAGACGGCTTATACCAGGTTGTGTCTGCGTTCGGTGATACAGCCGATAGCATGAACATACTTGAGACGGCTGCAAAAGGCGCGGCTGCCGGTAATGCCACGGTTACGGATTCAGTTAACCTGTTATCCGCTGTTACAAAAGGCTATGGCGACACATCCGCAGCGGCAGTTGAGAAGGCTTCCGATCTGGCGTTCCTTACGGTTAAACTAGGCCAGACCACATTCCCCGAACTGGCTTCCAGTATGGGTCGAGTGATCCCGCTTGCTTCCGCTATGAAAGTGTCGCAAGAGGAACTGTTCGGCGCTATGGCGGCGTTGACGGGTGTTACAGGCAGTACGGCAGAAGTCTCCACGCAATTGCGCGGTGCTATTCAAGGGTTGATGAAACCTACCGCAGATATGGAACGGGCACTGAGGGACATAGGTTATGAAACCGGCGCGGCCGCATTAGAGGGCATGGGATTACAGGGTACGCTGGACGCATTAAGCGATTCCGTAGACGGTGATACATCCGCTCTCGGTAATATGTTCGGATCCGTCGAAGCTGTCAACGCCGTTCTCGCACTTACCGGCGCACAGTCGGAAGATTTCACAGAGAAAACACTGGCGATGGCCGATGCGGTTGGCGCAACGGACGAGGCCTTCAAAGTGCAGCAAGCCACATTTTCGGCAAGCATGGCACGAATAAAACAAACATTGAACACTGTTATGATTGAGATAGGCGCAAGACTTCTGCCCGTTATAGAGGATCTAATGGGAGAACTTATAAAAATACTCCCGCCGCTTATGGATTTCATAGAGCCGTTGATTGAAAAACTTATGCCCGTTGTCAAGGTGTTGGTTGAAAAACTACTGCCCGTGTTCATACGGGTGCTAGATGCGTTCCTGCCGATTCTTGACCCATTAATTGACCTATTTTTGTTGTTGGTGGACGAGGTTTTGCTGCCGTTAGCGGACTTGCTGGTTCCAATTATTGAAGAGCTTATGCCGGTGTTTGTTGACATGTTTAAGCGTTTGATACCAATATTAAGGCCGTTGCTTGAATCGTTTATGAAATTGGTCGCGGACATATTGCCGCCATTGATTAAGTTGCAGATGAGTCTTTGGGAAGCGTTTATGCCATTGATTGAAGCAGTGTTACCGGCACTCATAAACATATTATCGTTCATTGCGGAAAATGTGATTCCGGTGTTCACAAGTGCGTTAAGCGGTATTGTAGGCATAGTTGAAACGGTTGTAGGTGCTATCACATCTGTTATCGGTTGGGTCGGAACGGCACTTGAAAAGATCGGAATATTAAATAAAACAGAAATAGATGATAAAACCTCCACGATTACGACAGAGTATAAGGATGTCTACCCAACAGGGGCAAGTGCAAACAGCGGTCAATTTGCCACCGGTGTTGTCGCGCCTGTGCGAAGCTATGTTTCAACAGCTGGTTCCTACGATCCGTCTAGTTCGCTTTATGGCTTGGCACATGGTACGGATTATGTGCCGAGGTCTGGCAAGTACACGGTCGGCGAGAAGGGGCCAGAAGAAGTTTTCCTACCTCAAGGGGCATCTGTGAAACCCAATGCAGCAAGCGCTCCAACCATTATTATCAATAACCCGAAGTTCTTCAATCAGGACGATGCTAGAAAATTGGCGAACTTGATTGTAGATAGGTGGAAATTGGCGGGTGTTGGCATATGAAGATTGAGATACTAGGCGTAGACAAAACCAGCATTCTGTCCGCAGGCAGCTTGAGTGTGACGCGGATATCCAAAGAACGCCGGACGTTATCGCTTGATATGTTCGCGCCCGCAAGCTCGTATATGCCGAGTGCGGGGCAGGATATCAAGGTCTACGATGACGACTCCAACCTGATCTTTGGTGGCAACATCAAACAGGTCAAGACGGACTCGTTCGTATCTGGCAACAGCGCGGACACGCCGGTCATATCAAACCTGTTCTCCGATGGCTACGACGGCATCATGGAGCGCAGGGTGGCAACGGCGGCATTCACAACGTCCTATGCGGGCGACATCGTTTCTGATCTAATCGCAACCACGCTGAACTCAAGCACATACAACGAAGCTATTGGTTCAGGCACAATCGACAACGGCGCGTTCTACGATTCATTCAGCAAGCAACCGGCGACGGTCAAGGATCTGCTGGACGATCTCGCGAAAGCCTCCGGTTTCAAGTGGTATGTTGACAATGAAAAGGCTCTTCATTTCACGGCGGAATCATCCACGCCTGACGCGGCGCATGAGATTTTAAGCACGGGCACGTTTTACGACTTCAATAATTTTAGGGTGAACAAGTCGCTGGATGAGTACAGGAATATCCAGTACGTCATAGGCGACCGCGCATCTTCATCGGGCGCGCCGTATCAAGGACAGGCAATCTCTACAAGTCAAATTGGCATCCAACAGGCGCTTGAGGGTGGATCTACTTATTCATCCGGTGCATATATGAATGTCATACATGACAGCAACATCCACTCGAATGCGGATGCGGTTGTAGTTGCGGCCAACGCACTGAAACAACGTGGTCTGCCGGAGGGCATACAGTTCGACTCCTACGAAACCGATTGGGAACCGTCCACTAAATTGCATGTCAAGCTCCCAAAATACGGGATCGACACGGACGGCTATTATCTGATTGAGGAAGTCACGCTTGACAAGATCAACGCGAATGAACTAATCTCGCATATCGTTGCAACCAAGCGCGATCCTACGGACTTTTCCAGCCAGAAGTCCGACGACGACATTGACTTCATTTCCAACCTTGCGAAGCCGCAGGGTCAGTTATACGACATGAAAACCAATCTAGGCAATATGGCGTATGAGGATCTGGTTGCGGCGGCAAAGCTGGACGAGACGATTGTTGTCGGCGGGTACATTGTCACAACCCTACTGACTGCAAGCAATATCCTTGTCGGTACGCTGGACGCGGATCGTATCGCAACAAACGCCATTACCACGCAGAAGTTATTGGTTGGAAACCTTGACAATCTTTTGGAGGAACCAGGGTTTGAGCATGGCGTGGATGGTGGCGTAGCACCTGCATGGACAGGATGGTCGACAACAGTCGCTTGTTCTGATACTTCCCCATATTCCGGTAACCTTGCCGCTAAGATCGACGGCACAGGCGTTACAACTCGACTGGTTCAAGAGACAGGGATTGAGGTTGTTCCGGGCGATATATATTATGTGGAGACATGGTATCAATCTGACGGTGCGAACGGAATAGCAGAGGTTCCATATGTTCAATACTTTGATAAGGATGACGCATATGATTCGTATTCTTTTGTATCAGCCTCTCCATCATCTGATTATGTCAAAAAAACAAATCAGATCACAATTCCTGCCGGTATCAAATACATGCGTGTCGCTTGTCAGGTGGATTCAAACAGCACGACCGGCTCATGGTACTTTGACGACCTACTTATCAAGAAAGCGGTCACCGGCGATCTCATCGTAGACGGTACCATCACGGCAGACAAGATTGACGTAACGGATCTGATCGTCCAAAAAATATCCAATATGACAACTACGCCGACATACGGCACCATTGGAACAGTATCGGGAAAGAGTGGTCTATTTCTGTACAAAGCTGACATTTCAACAACATTGCCAGTCATGCGCTTCGCGATTGGTTCCGGCACCACCGATCCGGGGTTCCATTGGGAATATCAGGGTATAGAGCGACAGTTTTTCAGTGACACTCTTGGTTGGCGGTGGGGTGACGGAACACGACAAAGGATGGGTCTGCATCTTAATGGTGACTACGTTATGTATGATGCAGATAGCAACCTGCGTATAGAAAGCGATGTCAACCAGACACAAATCCGGTTTCCAGCAAGCACGTCGACAGTTAATGCAATAGGCGTGGATGCTACGGGCGGTTATGAGATCGTAGCGGGCGCGAAACAATATACATCGCAAGTCGCATGGACAGCTGTATCTTCTCTTTTGAATAGTTGGGTAAATCACTCTGGAACCTTTAATGTGGCGGCTTATAAGAAAATCGGGAATCAGGTAATTTTAAGAGGTCTGATAAAATCCGGAACGGTCGGAACAGCTGCATTTAATTTGCCTGTTGGATATCGACCTGTCCGGCGACAGTTGATTGCTACGATTGCAAATAGTGGATCTGAGGTATTGGGCAGACTCGATGTAACGTCAACCGGTGGTGTCATTGTATCTTCGGGCGGAAACTCATGGTTTGCAATGGATAACACATCGTTCTGGATAGACTAAAGGAGGGAATCATGGCTACGATCAACAACCCAGCATTCAAGGCAGTTGTTCCCGTCACACAGACGTTCAGTTCAACGCATCTTGGGTTCGACAGCGCGAGCGCATGGGGCGCATCGGCAGGGCATCCGGTGTACGCTATGGCAGAAGGTAAGGTTATAGAAACCAACCTTGTCTACGGCGAATACGGATGGTACAACACATCTGGGAACTACATAGCCATAGAACATGCAGGTGGCATTGTATCGACTTATAAGCACCTTCATTCGCGTTCGGTAGCATTAAACGCAATAGTGACTGTCGGACAGCAGATAGGCACAGAGGGGACGACAGGGACTAGCACCGGCGTACATCTACATCAAGACGTTTTTGTGGATGGTGTTAGGGTTGACCCGAAGCCGTACATACTTGATCCTACCATGCTTGTCGCAGAGGAACCCACGGTAAGCATCCCTGTATATGCGACATACGAGGCCACGGACAATCTGAAAATCCGCACAGGGCCGGGGTTGTCGTTTGAGCATGTCGGACAGATGGACAAAGGCGAACAGTTTGTCGCCATCAAGATCTCGGTAGCAGACGGGTATTCATGGGCAGAACACAGTCTTGGATGGTCGGCACTGGGCGAAGCAGACGGCGCGCCATTGTGGGTTGTGGCTATTGTCATGGTTGACCAGTCGGAACAGATCGCCGTACTGGAGGCCGAGATCGCGCTCCAACAAAAGGAAATTGCCGCACAGCGCGGGCAGATAAGCGGACTCACGGTGAGTCTGACGAACGAACGACTTAATGTAAAACGCTTGGAAGATAGTTTAAGGGTTATCAAATCCGAAGCGTCCGCCGCACTAGCAAAGTAATAAGAGGGTAGATTCATGAACGACACATTGACCATCATTTTATCAACTGGCATCCCAACTGCGGTGATAGCCTTTGCTATGTGGCGCATACAACGCTCCATTTCCAAAGCAGAACACCAACGCGAGATACGCGACACGGACAGGCTGAAACACGAGGGTATGATGATACAATGTTTGGGTGCATCTATCCAGCTTGGCGGAGCAACGGCCAGAGCTATCAGAGACGGTAAATCAAACGGTGAAGTAACGGAAGCGCTTGAATACACGGATCGCGTTATGGGTGAACACAGGGATTTCATACGCGCGCAAGGACTACAAAACTTTTTATAAGGAGAATATCATGAGTCAATCAAGATGGAAAAGCAAGGTTGTATGGTTGGGTGTTCTGGCACAGGCTATCGTCATCATGCGACTGACGGGCGTGGTAGGCGCTGATACGGTAACGATCATTGAGGGTATCGCGCTTGCGGTGCTTGAAGCCTTTACCCTGTTTGGCGTTGTGAACAATCCAACAAACAAGACAGGGCTATAATCACAAAACTCGTACGAGTAATGTGATAGTCAACCACAAAAAGAAAGGCACCGGTGTTATGCCGGTGCCTTATCTTACTGCCAGTTCTTCCAATCTTCCTTGATGGATTTATAAAACGGGAACATGGTCGGCGTGATCCGCCTAATCGTTCCGTCGTCCTCAACGTGGATCTCGACAATCCAGAACCCGACATGTGCCGCGAGTGCCTTGCTGCGCATCCAGTCCGATTGCGCCTGCATCGTGCCTGTCTGGAATATGTGGATGTTCCGGTAGAATAGCTGTTCAAGTTTATGATAATGACCGAGTGCCAGGATGTGCGGTTTCGTTCCGCCTTCCAGGGATTCCGCTATCTTCTGCGGTCGGTATGACAGGGCGTAGGCTGATCCGCCTCCGGGGTGCTGTAACTCCATCGTGCAATTCGGCGTTAACTGTATGTATGCCTGGTCCTGTCCCAGATACTCCATGTCAGGGCGCATAGATGCAATAGGCTTGCCTATGTTCAATCCAACATGCCGTACGAAGGAATGGTCATGGTTGCCAAGAATGAATCGCGTGTCTATACCCTGTCTCTGTGGGTAGTTCTTGACGACTTCCGCTATGTGTTCGTCAGCGCCGTGGACGTAGCATTCATAGGCGTGTCCCTGTCGCATGTTTTCCCCTTCTGTGATGTCGCCGGTGTGGTACACGGTGTCAATGCCTTCCGCCTTGAATGTGTCATACATGGAATGCAAGTGCGTGATCTGCGTGAACCTCGATCCGAAGTGCGTATCTCCCGTCAGGGCAAACCGGACAATCTTATCACCACTCCACTTGTTGTCGATGACGGTATCTTCGGGGACGACGATCTTCGATATCTTCAGCTCTTCACCTATCTCCATTACGTTCAATCCCTGTTCGCGCACGTTGTCCACAAGCACGCCAGCATACCACGCCGACACGCCCATCTTTTCCGCAAGGGTGTATAAGGTTGTGCCTTCCCTTAATAAAGAAATAACCCGATCATTCTCAGATGTCGGATCTTCTTCAAGGTCGCTTATTAGGTCGTTCTTCTCGCGGTATCGTTTGATTTGGCTTTTCAGCGCTTCCATCTTCACGCCCATGTCGTCTGCTATGTCTTGCCAAGGAATCCTTGTGCCATCTGGACGTTTTTCTTGGTGTCGCATCATAGCGGATATAGTCTGTTCATTCGTCATTTCGATCTCCTTCCCCATCCTATAAAAAGATTATAACACAATCATAAAAAAAGTGTTGACACTATCCCGATGTGGGGATATGATAGATGCATAGAACAACCCGCCGATATAGGAGATATGGAAATGAAACAGATAGACAGTGGATATCTTGGTATAACCATTAAAAAGGTTGATGGCAGAGATTTTATCGTAGCAACCGATGACGGGTATTACACGGAATACGCAGAAACGCTATCACAGGCACGGCGCATGGCAAAAGCGGTGCAGTATGAAAACGACGAGCGGACACGTCATTTTGATATGCCATACGGAACACCAGAATAATCACAAGCTGACCTATCGGCTGTACGGGGAAGGGAGATCAATATGCGGAACTGTTATTTTTTTCAAAGTGATGGAAAGATTTACGTTGAGAGTAAACGGAAAATTGAAGCGATCCCAACGGAATGTGCGGTGATAACGATTCACTATACGCACGGGGAACAAGAAGTTTACTCAATCAAGGACACACGCACGGGACGCTTTCATTACCCAGTTGAAAATTGCAAGCGCATACAGTAGGGAAGGGAGATCGAAATGCGTAGTGAGATTTATCGAGATGGGGATATGGTGATCTATGTGCTTGATGGTATCGTACACATGATTATGTACAACCGAGTCATTGCACTTAAGGACACACCGGAAAATCGTTCATCACTGATAACACTCGCAAAGGCAGAGCGGAGAAAGCGGGGGGCAGAATGAAACCGATATATCGCGACTTCCTGAAAGCCATTGTCTGCCTATCTGTGATAGACGTTGCGTGTACCTACGCATGGGTGAGGAAGTTCGGCGTGGAGATCGAAGGGAATCCTGCCGTCGCATTCCTGATCCGGTCATTCGGGGCAGAGGTTGGGTTGCTGGTATGCTTAGCCGTCACGGTTGGAGCGGTGGCCGTGTTGTGGAAGGCTAGAAGTCGCTTTGTACGTTTTTATCAATTTGTAATCGTGTTTGTGCTGTTGAGTAGAATCGGCGTTGTAATGTACCACATGTACGGGTTCGTATATATTTGAAGGGAGCAGGAAGATGTCACACTTTTACCACATAGTAGAATGCCGCAGGCCGGACGAGGACAGCGATGAATCCACATACCGCGCATACTACCCAGCCACGCACTACACCGCAAAAGAGGCGCTTGAGGACGCGAAGCAATATTGCTGCCAGGACAGATCGCGATATACGTCAGGGACGAGATGGCATAGGAGGCCGAGATGGAAACATACGTTTTTATCGCCTGTGGACTACTGATCGCTGTCGGACTTGCTGTTGCGGTTGTCGGCCTGATCATAGACAGGCTTGTCAGGGAACGGAAGGAGCGCCATGTTGAAAACAAAGATTCCAACCACGGTTAAGTTGCAGAACATCCTCGCCCGTGATGCCGTATGCCTGCTGTATGAGTACATGCACATATGGAAATCCAGGGACGGCAGGATCTACAAGGGCACGGAAGCGCTGAACGCAATCCAAGCACAAGAGCAGATCGCCTTCCATTGCCGGATGTGCGAACGGCAGCCGAGATGTGTCCGTGAGATCCGCGAGTTCCAGACATACGGGCGCAACCCAGATTACAGCACATACGTCGACACCGGCGACCATCCACCGTATCAGTTCACGCGACCGTACAAAAAAAAGTTCCCGTGGGTATTGCAAAACATATCCCAACCGGGGTATACTAAAGCAGCAGTCGTAGAAAGGAGTGCTATGAATCGAATAAGAGAAATGAGACAGGCGCAAGGGTTGACACAAAGACAGCTTGCAGAACTGATCGGAACCACACAGAAGCGGGTGAGCTATTGGGAGAACAGCGTACACCTACCAAAACTGGAATACGCCCGACGGATCACGAAGATCCTGGAATGCAGTATAGAGGATCTGCTGCCGAAAGAATAGGAAGGGAGAACCATGCACGAACTAAAGAACATGCGGCTGAAATGCAATCTAAAACAGAAGGACATTGTTAAGACACTCAAGACAGTCGACCGCCGAATAAACGTGCCGTTGTTTTCCGCAATGGAGAACGGCATCGTCCTACCCACAACAAAGCTGATGGATGCGCTGTGGACAAAGTATTTCAAGTCTGACCACACAATCAGCAAAGAGGTCTACACGGTCGATAGGCGCGTTCGGGCGTTGGGGTACTCTAATACCTACAAACTGACCGTGCGCGTGCCTACGGGACTTATAAGTGGCTTTAAAGACCATGTGAAGCGTGAGGGTTACTCTGGTATTACGGAATACATCAAGAATCACATGGAAGAGGTGGCAAAGGAAAACGACCGAGCCACTTCAGAAGAAGAGACACCGGTCGCCGCCGAGAATAGGAGATCGGATTCCATTGTATCTTTATTCGATCAACTTGTCAAAGTCGAAAAGGAACGGCTTGAGCTGATACGGGCTATTGAAAGCACCAATGATCACATCCGAATATGTAAGGGGATGAACACAATCCAATTTAACCCAGGCATTAAAGCCCTCTTAACCATGACTGGACAACCAATAAGCGCATTGCAGTGGGAACATGATCCGGATGCTTTAGATGGAGCGGGTTTCCATATGGCAAAAATCAATTGGCACGGTAATCTGTTTACACAACTGGGCAACGAAAGCGAGGAACTGACATGAGCGATCCGCAACAGAATGAACTTGCGGCGAAGATTAGCAACACGATAGACAATGCGCTATCTATGAAGGTTAAGACCAATGCCGACTTTGAAGATGCTGGGTATATGCGGCGCGAGATTAGAACCACCATGCAGAAGATCAAGGACTATTGGAAGCCGAAGAAGGAGCAGGCGAACCAGTTGCACAAGTCATTGGTGGCGGCAGAAAAGGAAATGCTGAAACCACTGGAAGTCACGGACGGCATGATCGACACCGAAATGATGACATACCACAACGAGCAAGAGAAGATCCGCATGGAAGCCACACGGGAGCGTGAACGACTGGAAGCGGAGTCGCAACTCAAGGCAGCGGAACTACAACGCACAGTGGACGAAGCGGCGCTGGTGGCGGAACTGGATGACGAAGACATCGAACTGTTACGCATGGCGCAGACAGAAGCCGACACCGCACAGCATGACGTTTCCGTGGCGGTTGTGCCGGATAAGGCGACTGCACCTGGCATATCAGTACGGAAGGTATGGAAGGCAAGAGTGGTCAAGGACTTCTTGGTTCCCGTGTCTGTTGCAGGCATCATGATCCGTCCAGTGGATGAGAAGATGCTAAACAGGTTGGCATCCGTATGTGAAGGTCAGGCAATATGTCCGGGCGTGGAGTTCTACCAAGAAGAATCATCACGGCTTCGGCTGTAAGGAGGATAGGATGATATTTCCGACATTGACAGCGGAACAGATTGAAGTAAAAGTAA